GACTCAAAGAGCCTTAAAACCGCTTCATCAAGCGATTTTTAAGAATCTCCGTAAGATTAATGAAGATGCTACTTTTGGGCATGAATCTGCAGCCGAATGGCTGAAGACCATACCAAGTGGCACCGACATATATTCTTACGATCTTACTGCTTCTACTGACAGAATACCGTATGAAATACACCATTCCGTCCTTAGAACACACCTGCCTCGAACTCAGAGAATGATCGTTCCAAGATTGGTAAGGACTCTACTGTTAGATAGAGACTTTACTTTGTCTTGGAAAGATGCAAGTGTCCGCTATGCATGCGGACAGCCTATGGGCGCATATGCGTCTTGGGCTTTACTTGCATATTCTCATCACTGTATCGCACGATATTGCGGCGCTCGTAAAAACGAGTACCGTATAATCGGTGACGATATAGTGATTTTGGGAAAGGCGGGTAAGGATTACAGGAAGTTTATGGAAGCAATAGGAGTTACTATCTCCGAAGGCAAATCCATAATCTCACCTAAAGATTCCAAACACCAAACCGGAGAAGTCGCAAAGCGACTTATCCGTGATGGTATAGAAATCTCTCCTCCGACGGCTAAGCTAATTTACCAATGTTATAATGATTGGAGATTAGCACCGATGTTACTTAGTGACATCGTCCGCCGTGGATGGAAAATCCAAGAAGGACCTCTACTCGGGTATTTATCTTCAACCTATAGTAAAGGTTGGTATGATAAACTAATCACTGTTCTAAGCTATCCTTTTGGAGATGATCCAACTGCCTCTCATTTGAGAGGGTGTGTTGAATCGGTATCCAGATGGAAAGAGTATGACGAGAGGGAGCTCGCAGTTAATTCTGTGAGGTACCGAATCGCCTTACTAAATAGAACAGCCCTATTACTATATAAAGGTATTAACCCTTATATGATAATGGGGGGGGTTCCCCCGAGTGGGGAAGATGTCGATCCGACAATCTACGCGTTATCACCAGAACGAGTGATTCGAACTGATATGTGTAACAACATATTTGCTACAATCAATTCTATTGATGATAAACTCCGTCTCATAGAGACAGAGGATAACTTCAAAGACTTCGTTCCAGCAATACGAGATGAAGAGTTGTACGTTCCTGATATAACACTCCAGTTCTTGGAGAAGAAATATCAAAGAGCGCACTACCTTTCAAATATTCTTCTTAATATGAAGAAACGTATTGATTCGGGCACACTGCAGGATTTCCTCTTAAAAAGAGAAATCCCTTCTAATCTTGATACAAGACTAGTTAGAGGATCAATTACTGGTTTAAATCAGTAAGTTAATATTCGCAGTTTGGGATGTCTCCCTGCACACGTTGCAGGACCGGCACTGCTAAGGGGCC